TAAATTTATTATTTAAATAAATTTTGGAGTTTGAGCGCCTTTATTTTGGTTATTGGTCTAGTGTATTTTTTGTTTGTAGTTTAGTGTAGTAATTGAATGGTTCTTCTATAAAATTTATAATAAAATTTGGCAAATTATCATGTGATGTTTACTCAAGATAGTAGTCAGGATATTTTTGATCTACTAGAAGGAAAACAAGAATCAAATATCATTGTTCCGTCAGGTTTGAATGCTGTTATTTTTCTATTGTTCAAACCTTGGGGAAGAGGAGCTGGTCATAATGAATTAATTCCTACAAAAGAAAATATTGAAAAATTTACAAGTTTATTGTCTATATATAGTAGTAGATCTAATGGACCAAAAATTGGTGTAGATAGTTGTTGCGCTTGTCAAATGAAACAATTTAAAAGTTTTGAAAATTTTGATGAAAGAACAATTGACACTTGTGAAGGAGCAAGAATGTCGGCATATATATCTCCAACTATGAAAATGATTCCATGTTCGTTTGGTGATATTGATAGAAATGGAATTTCGTTAAGAGACTTAACAATTAAAGAGGTTTGGGATCATGCAGACTACTTTAAAGATTTTAGAAAAAGATTACAAGAAAATTCAAGATGTCCCATTTTCTAAAAAGTCTAGTCCATTAAAAAGAACGTATCATTTCATTTTTTCTGGAGATAAAATTGATCTATATAATGAACTATGGAATAATAGAACTATTCTAGAAAACAAAGGTATAAATCTTCTTGATTTGATTCGTTTAATTGATTCTGTTTTATCAACAGACTTATGGGTAATACACAAAATTACAACAATCGAAAAAGAGATGTTTAACTTAATATTCGCTGAAGAGATTTATCCTGATGCTGAAGATAAACTCTTAAAATTAAAATTAAACTATTGCAGAGAAAAGAAATTTAAGAATTATTTTCATCTTTCTTTTTATGCTAATTCTGATCTGAAAAATATTATGGGAGTCTTATATAAAACACAACTAGAAATTGAAACTGATTCATTAGTTATCTTTACAACAATATGACGGAAAAATAGGCTCAATGACTTGGAATGTCACTGAGCCTATTTTTTTTGTTTACTTAATGAAGAAATTTAATTCTATTTTCTCAACTACCCTGGTTGGGTTTAATGTAACATCAACATGGAAAGTTTTTGTTTTCTTTTCGTAGTCAGTTGCACCAACATCAATAGAGTAATCATATAAACCACGTCTTTTCTTAACTGATTCTAAGAAATCAACTATATCAGCTTTTACAAGATTCCATGTAATTGCATCGTTTTGTTCGAAGATAAAGTTTCTGCAATATTGTTCTAAAGCTCTCTTGCAATATAGAACTAATCTTGCAATGTTGATATCTTGTAAAGCACTAGCCTTTGATTGAGATGTTAATTGACCCCAAACAACATAACCAGGATTGAACTTAACAATTGGATTCAATTGTTTTAGATACATTTGATCACGTTGTCCTAGTCTTGGATTAAATCTCAATTCTTTAATTGTTCCGATTGAGGCTCTGTTATAACCAGCAGCAGCATACCAAAGTTCTCCTACAGTATCATTTCTTGGTATAATGTATGACATATGATATATTGGTGAGAACCATACATCTTGACCAGTAAATGTATCATAAACTTTATTGTAACATTCATAAAGAGCTACAAGATAACTATTGTATGTATTATCATTTGTTCTAGATGCGATTGAGATAGTATATGAAGTATTATCACCATTATCAAGAATACCAATACAATCTCGTCTTGTAGTACAAAGGTTGTAAATTTGATCTTTAACATCAGATGGATAACCACAATCAAATACTATTGAGAAATAAATGTTCTCAGTATCTAAAACATCTTCATCAATAGTTCCAGCATAACCATCAGATAATAGATCAGTAGCTTCTGTAGTATTTAAAGATCCATCATCTTGAATTAAATCTCCATCTGAACCTAATTTTAATGGAACAGGTGTTGAAGAAACAAATGCATTTGCAATATCACCATAAGATTTCTTAACAAAATAACTAACATCATCAGAAGAATAATTGAATGTACCAGTTCCAATTGCTGTCCATCCTTGAACTGATAAATTTTTGTCATTATAAACAGTGATTGTTTCATTTTGGGCACCACTTGCAGCACCAGCCCAACCCCAAACTTTTTGGCCTTTATCATCCATTGCCATGACAATATATTGTCCAACACCACCAGAATCTTCCCATTGTGAAAAATCTTGTTTATTGTCAGTTATTGTTCCTAGGTTACTGATAGATACTGTTCCAATATTTTTGTCATAAATTTTAGCAACATATTCTTCGCCTGGACTATATGCACCACTAGTTAAGTACATTTCAGCTCTCAAAACTGTAGAATAAGTTTCAAGAATTGATTGAATCCATAATGATTGTCCAGCACTGTCAACAGATAAAGGATCAAATGATACTTCAAAAGATTCAATAATTTCATCATTTCCATCAGTTTGTTTTTGATAAATATCAAGAACATAAACTCCATCTAACATTGGATTGGAATGTTCTGTTAATCTGATTCCTAAAGCATTGTAATATTCACCTCTACCAATTGGATATAAGAAAGCAATTGGATGTCGAGGAGAAAGATCTGTTAAATTTGTTTTTAATTCAGTTTTTGAATTTAATGAATCAACATATGTAATTTGAATGTCAGCAGTTGTATCTGTTTCTACTGCATCAATTCTAATATTTGCATATGTTGCGTTTGAAGATAAACATCTCATAAAATATAGAGATCCTGATTCGCCTAAATAGTTATAAGCACAATATAAACCTTGTCCATAATTTTTTCCATATTTAGATATATCTGGATCGCCAAATTCTGAGATTAATTCTGATCTTGAACCAATAAACAATAGTTCATTGTCTCTACCTTTTTCAGTTAGAGCACAAATAAAACCAATTGTTGATGGAACAGCTTGAACGAATGTTGATAAGTCAATAATTTTAGTATATACACCTGGAGATATATTAGCCATTTGTTTTCCTCCCATTTGGCTCTAGTGTAGTCTTATCTATTGAAATTTTACCTTTCGGTGGGAGTCTATTGAATGAAAATCCTTTGAAGTGCTCGAAAATTCTATAATTCATTATCCTTTGTAATTGTTTGTATTATACGTAAATGTACCAAACAAATGTTAACGTTCTAAGTGCGTTCTTTAATATTGTAGGGAAAGTAACTCTTGCAAATAAATAGAATGGACCAGTTGATCCTGGACCAGGAGTATTTGATCCTGCAGCAAACAAACCAGCTTCATTAATTTCTGAACCATTTGCATAACTTGTTCCTACAGTTGCAACAAATTTAATAACTAAGTATCTATTGTCATTGTATATATCTTGCTCAAAATTTACACTATCAAATCGAGTTTTAAAGTAACCAGGAACACCAACTCTATAATCACCAAGCGTAGCATCATTTACATGTAACATTTCATCAGTTACTAAATCATCATCTTGGTTTGTTGGAGAAAGAGGATCAAAAGGATCAGCTCCAGCTACCCCACCACTTCCAACTCCAAACCAACAAATAAATGCTGTTGAATCAGGAGAAATTGCTGGATTTGCTATGTTAGTTAATCTTACAGCTGCCCATTCTCTTCCTTTATAAACAACGAGATTATTTTTTCGAATTAATTTTTTGTTTCCATTTTCATCAGTTTCATAAACTTCTACAATACCTTGAATAGGTTTTCTTTCTCTTCCTAGTTTTGACCCAGCTGAATCATCCCAAACTTCAGCAATACTGTCTCTTATCTCAATTGTTGTATTGGTTACTTTTTCCATACGCTATTCCCTATTTGATAAAAGTATTTATATTTTGTTCATTATTTTCTAGAAATTAGATTATTTACTACACTTTTTTATTTGTTATTTATTCTAAAAATGTTCCGCAATTAGAACAATACTTCATATTAGATCTACATCTTCTTCCACAAGTTGAACAAGTAATTCTTGTTTTTGTTGTTTTAGGTTCAACAACTG